TTATAGAGGACAAGGAAAATAAAAAAATATCACTAAAAGAGCACTAAAATGCTCTTTTTTTATGCATATAACTACTAATAGATGAGAGGAATTTAAAAAAATGACTTATCAAGACAAAAAATTGCTCCGGGAAATTTCAAATGACGATTTAACCCCTAAAAAACGTGATTTAGGGGTCCAAAAAGAGATTTATGACCCAATTTTAGACATTGAAGATTGGAATTATGATGATATTGAAGGAGAATCTGTTCCATTAGCTGAATTTTAGTTAATCATTACTTAATAAATAAAACAGATTGTTAATTTCTTAAATTGTAATGCCGGTAGAACGGATAAGTAAAGGTTTTAAAGACATTAGTTCTTCATTTAAGGTCAATCCGTTGACCAATGATATTATTGCAATCAAAAATGAGACTGCTATTTCTCGTTCTATTCGTAATTTAGTACACACACAAAAAGGAGAAAAGTTTTTTAGACCATATCTTGGATCTGATATAACTTCACTCCTTTTTAATAATGTTGATACACTTACAGCATCTTCAATTAAGACTGAAATTGAACTTTTAATTAAAAATTATGAACCAAGAGTCAATCTTACTCAAGTTGAAATAATTCCAGATTATGATTCTGGAGAATTTGAAGCTATTATAAAATATACAATTATTGGAATTGATGTATTGCCTCAACAATTGTCATTTGCCTTACAACCAACACGATAATGCCACTAGTAAATTTTGCTAATTTAGATTTCGACCAAATAAAAACTTCGATTAAAGATTATCTTAGATCGAATTCAACCTTTACTGGTTATGATTTTGAAGGTTCTAATCTATCAACAATTATAGATGTTCTTGCATACAATACATACATCACTTCATATAATGCCAATATGGTATCAAATGAAGTATTTTTTGATAGTGCAACTTTAAGAGAAAATGTTATTTCTCTTGCAAGAAATATTGGATATGTTCCTAGATCAAGAAAATCTTCAAGATCAAAAATATCATTTTTCGTTGATACTAGTAATTTTACTAATAAACCAACAACTATAACTTTAAAAAAAGGTATTGTATGTAATACTACGGCATTTGGATCACAAAGTTATACATTTACTATACCTTCAGACATTACAGTTCCTGTAGCAGATAATATTGCACAATTTAATGATGTTTTAATATATGAAGGAGTACGTGTTACTCAGAATTTTACAGTTGATGCATTTAATCAAAAACAAAGATTTATTCTTGAAAATTCTGGTATTGATACAAGTCTAATAAATGTAACTATAAAACCTAATAATCTCTCTACAGTTACAAGAGAATATAAACTTGCAGATAGTTTATTTGAAATTAATGAAAACTCTGCAATATTCTTTATACAAGAAATTGAAAATGAAAGATATGAATTAATTTTTGGTGATGGTATATTTGGAAAAAAACTTGAAGCACCAAATTATATTATGGTAGATTATAATGTTTCAAATGGTGCAGATGCTAATAATCTTTCTCAATTTACTTTTTCTGGATCATTATTTGATGAAAATAATAGAATAATAACTAGTGGAATTTCTTTACTTACAACAGTTGAATCATCACATTCTGGATCAAGTATTGAAAGTGTAGAATCAATTAAGAAATATGCATCCAGAATATATGCATCAAGAAATAGAGCAGTAACTACAGCAGATTATGAGGCATTAATTCCTTCCATTTATGCAGAAACAGAATCTGTTTCAGTTTATGGTGGTGAAGAGTTAATTCCTCCACAATACGGAAAAGTTTATATTAGTATTAAACCTAATAATGATAGATATCTTTCAAACTTAACTAAAGATAATATTAAAAATGAACTTAAGAAATACACTGTTGCTGGAATTGTTCCAGAAATAGTTGATCTTAAGTATCTTTATGTTGAAGCAGATTCAAAAGTTTATTATAATTCAAATTTAGTACCTAATGCAGAGGTTGCATCAGACGCAATTCTTTCAAATATTACATCATATTCTGATTCCACAGAATTGAATAAATTTGGAGCAAGATTTAAATATAGTAAATTCTTAACTTTAATTGATAATAGTCATCAATCAATTACCTCTAATATTACTAATATAACTATTAGGAGAGATTTAAAGGCATCATTAAATACTTTTGCTGATTATGAAATTTGTTATGGCAATAGATTCCATATTGCCTCTATGAGTGGATATAATATTAAATCATCTGGATTTACGGTAAGTGGAATTGGGGGAATTGTTTATCTAACTGATCTTCCTTATGCAGATGGTAGAAGTGGATCTATTAATCTCTTTAAATTGAATTCTCCAACTCAACCAGAAATTATAAAAAGAAATATTGGAGAAATTGATTATTTGAAAGGTGAAATTAAATTATATCCTACTAATATAGTTTCAACAGTTGTCGAAAGAGGAACTCCACTTATTGAAATATCAACTATACCTTACTCTAATGATGTTATTGGAATGCAAGATTTATTTTTACAACTAGATATGAATAACTTCACTATTCTAATGCTTCAAGATAGAATTTCATCTGGTGCAAATACGTCTGGGGTAGATTATCTTGTATCATCAAGCTATTCAAACGGAACTTTAATTAGATAAGAGATATGTCAGAAACTAGGGTTAAAGTACAATCTATTGTTGAGCATCAATTTCCGTCTTATCTTATTGAAGAAGATCCACTTCTTGTGGACTTTATAAAGCAGTATTATATTTCTCAGGAATATCAAGGTTCAGCATCTGACATAATTCAAAATATTGATAAGTATATTAAATTAGATAAAATTTTTAATAAATTTGATTCTACTATATTATTAGAAGATATTTCTATTAATGAAACAACCATATCAGTAAAGAATCCCACTTTTACTGATGGATTTCCAGATAGATATGGTCTCATTAAGATTGATGATGAAATAATTACATATACAAGCAAAACAAAAACATCATTTTTAGGATGTGTAAGAGGTTTTAGTGGTGTAACTTCATATACAAAACCAAACGAACCTGAAGAATTAGTTTTTTCTTCTTCCAGTAAGAGTAAGCATTCAAGGAATGCAATTGTTTATAATTTAAGTGGATTATTCTTAAATGAGTTCCTGAATAAAATTAAAGAACAATTCATTCCAGGATTTTCTGGTAGAGAATATTCTTTAACTCCTGAATTAGATCAAAATATTTTTATTAAGCAATCGAAAGATTTTTATACTTCAAAGGGAACTGATGATGCATTTAAAATTCTTTTCAAAGCTTTATATGCTGAAAAAGTAGATGTTATTAAACCAAGAGAATATCTTTTTAAACCTTCGGATGCTGGATGGAGAAGGACTAAAGATTTGGTTGTTGAACCAATTTCAGGAAATCCATTAAATCTTTTAAATAATACCTTATATCAAGATGCATATCCAAATTATGATATTACAAATTCTTATGCATCTATTACTGATGTAGAAAGAATTTGGATTGGTGGAAAAGAATATTTTAAATTAAGTTTTGATGCGGATTATAATAAAGATCTTATCTTAGATGGAACGATCTATGGAGATTTTTCTGTTCATCCAAAGACTTTATTAATAACTCCAG